TTAAATGTAGCAGCAGGATATGTTACCGTAGCATAAACATCTGCAATCCCTTTTTGAACTCTTTTCTCATCTCCTTTTGCTGCGCCTACTATTATATCACTATAAAAGTTACCCCCTCCTCTTAAATCTGTTCCCACAGATAATAGTGCAAACTTTGCTAAAATTTTTGGCATAGAAGGAACAGGAGCGTCATTTCTTAACCTCCATACAAGATCACCTAAAGCATAACTAAAAGCGGCAGCACCCATGTTTGCTTGTACATTAATTGTTGTACCATCTGAAGGGTCTTTTACTTCAAATGTATCTCTACCATCTCTAAATCTTTCTTCTGCTGTATAATAACCTGCTAAAAGAGGTAAAGTTCCAGTAATGTTTCTAGCTACAGCCTCCTCTGTTGTTTTTCTAGTTATTGGAACAACTTCTTGCTGTACTTTTACTAACTTACCTTCTTCATTACGAACTTTTACTGTTTTTGTGCCTCCTCTCATTTTAGTTGCACCAGTTTTATCTAATCTAATAATTGAAGACAACGGCATGTAATCATTTATCCACTGTATTTGACTTCCAACGTATCTAGGAAACGGTGTAAACGCAGTTAATACTATAGTTTTTTTAATACCCTGTATTGAGGCATTAGCAGCATGACTCCCTACTCCTTCTCCTTTTAATCCAAATTGACTCTGAAAAGAAAACCTGTAAGCTTCTTGAATGGCTTTCTGTAAAAACTCTTCAGGAACTTCATCTTGTGTTCCAAGTCTCAAAACTTCATCCAAGTTTCTGCCTATCTTAGGATCATTTAGTCTTGCTAATTGTCTCTCTATTGTACCCATAACAACAGCACGTTTAAATTGATGATCAGAAAAAGCGTTAAGAAAATTTACGTGTGTTCCAAACCTTGCGATAGGACTAAATATAGTTCCTTTACCAAAAATTTGAGGTGTATCTATCTCTGCTTGGGCTGTTTTATTAAATAAATTTCTAAACTCTACTGGTAATCTTTCTTCGAATAAAGCATGCATGGCTAGATTCTGTTCTCTTTTCAAGAACATATTTTTAATTATTGCTGTAGGATTAGTTATAAGTTTAGCCTGTTCCCTCTTTACAGGGTTTCTTAAATTTGCAGCCATCATAGCTTCTTCTAAAACCCTGTCCATAACATCTATAGCTAAAAATGCTCCCCCAAAAGTAGTATTTCTTACAGTTGTCATAACTTGAGAGGTCATTGCAGCAATTCGTGTATCATTTGCCCATCTTACAAGATTATAAACAGGGTCAACCCATTTATTAAAAGATATTAAATCTTGAGCTTCTTCAATACTTTTACCTCCTAAAGAATCTTGTACTTCTTTCATAGCAATTTGTTCTGGTGTTAATCTTTCTAATGCAATTAAATCCTCATCTAAAGCC